CGATGCTGGCGTTCCTCATGAGCCTGATGTTACTAAGCCTCACTCTACTACTGTCTTTTCATTTCCAATGAAACTACCAGAAGGTTCAGTAGTTCGCGAAGAGGTAGACGCCATTAAGCACCTAGAGCTCTGGTTGAAGTACCAGCGTCACTGGTGCGAGCACAAACCATCTGTGACTATCAACGTGAAAGAGGAAGAGTGGCCAAGAGTCGGCGCATGGGTATACGATCATTTTAATGAAATGTCTGGTGTTTCATTCCTACCTTATGATGGTGGAACATACCGTCAAGCTCCATACGAGACTATCGCTAAAGAAGAATATGAAGCAGCAATTATAAATATCCCCACAGAAGTTGATTGGGATGCTCTTGTGGAGTTATCAGATCAAGTAGAAGGGGCACAAACACTAGCATGTTCAGCAGGTAACTGTGAGATATGACAGAAGACCCATGGGAAACGAAGGATCAACAAAATTATGCTGCGCATGTTATTGTTGATCCGGAAACAAGAAAAACAAGAAAAGAAATTTGTGATTCCTGCGAAGAAATCACTAGTTTGAAATTATGTAATGTTTGTAAGTGTTTTATGCCTTTAAAGACTTGGTTTTCTAAAGCAGATTGTCCAAAATCCAAATGGGGAAAGAAATGAGCGAAGAATGGCAGAATGGTTATAGAGCCGGATACGAAGCTGGTTTCGAAGCTGCTAGGCACATTTACTGTTTTAGTAAAACAACAGAGATCCCTACCAAAGATCCTAATGATACAGATGATATTGAAAAAGTATATGAAAATGCTTATGGTAAAGATGTTTATAGGCAAATGAAAAAAGCACATGAATAAAACTTATCATCTATTTGTTGGGTTACCAAGAACTGGCAGTACAGTTTTATCAAGTTTAATAAATCAAAATCCAGAAGTATATGTTGCTTCTGATACTGCTATGTTTGAGGTAATAAAAGCATCAAGGGAAGAATGGTTCAAAACTCCTACGATGGTTGCTAATCCTATCCCTGAACAGATAGAAAATATAACAGAAGCTCTTCTTAATTCTATGTGGAAACACAAAAAACAATCAATAATAATTGATAGAAACAGAGAGTGGGGGGATAATATACATTTTGCTTCAGAATTGTTTAATAATAATTTTAAGATTATTTGTACTATTAGAGATTTACCGAGTATAATGGCTAGTTGGAAACTTATATATTCTAAAGAAGTTCCGCCAGAATCAGTAGATCATTTGGTGATGGATCTTTGGAAAGAATTTGTTGAAGATTGTGTCATCAAAGTAAGAAATTTAATCAAAGATGCTAAAGATAAAACTTTAATAATACATCATGATTCACTAATGGATTCTCCAAGAGAACACTTAAATAGAATACAAGATTTTCTAGAATTGCCTAAATTTGATTATGATTTAGATAATATAGAAGGTCAATTTCAAAATAAGAATATAGTTCCTTGGGGGCCAATGGGTTTACATAAGATTAGAAACAAATTTGGAAGAAATAATTATTCTTCGTATAAAGTTTTGGGTAACGATTTGTATGAAAAGTTTATTAACATTCAAAACGAATACAATGATGTTTTTGGTCTATAATTAAAGAGAAAAAAAAAATGAAAAAAACAATATTAACAATTTTACTTTTAACTACCTCTGCGTTGGCAGATCCAATAGTAGTAGAACCTATTCTACCTAATCCTGTTATGACTCCTGGAGTTGCAGATCCAAGAGGAACAAGAGAAAATATTTGCCTTTCTGGCTATTCTGGTTCTGTAAGAAATGTTCCCAATAGAGTAAAACAACAGGCGTTTGATCTTTATCATTTAGATCGTACTAAAGATAAGTTTGAGATCGATCATCTTATTTCTCTTGAACTTGGTGGATCTAATGATATTAAAAATCTCTGGCCACAATCTTACACAACAAAACCATGGAATGCTCATGTGAAAGATAAACTAGAGAACAGATTACACCGTGAAATATGTGACGGTATTTTAACAGTACAGGAAGCACAAGAAGCGATCAAAACAGATTGGATTAAGACTTATTGTGAGAAATATGATGATATGGAAGAACAGTGCTCCGAATATCTCAACAAGGAGAAGAACAAATGAAAGTAGACGCAGAACTATTTGATCTGTGCAAGGATTTTATCAGAGAATATAAAATTACTAGCGAAGAAGATATTTTAAACGACGAGCATATTAGTAATAATTGTTTAGATCTTTTGAAAGAGATATGCGACTTGATTGGTTATTATGAAGAAGAAGACATGGGAGATTTGTTTGAAGAGGAATAAATACCCCCAAAGGAGACTTTGGGAATGTGGTTATATAATGGTAGTTTGTTAGAAGATTCAGGTAATTATGTAGGGTTTGTTTATATCATTACTAATCTAAAATCTAATAAAAGATATATCGGAAAGAAACTTTTTCATTTTACTAAATCAAAACAGATAAAAGGTAAAAAGAAAAGATATAAAGTAGATTCTGATTGGAAAACATATTATGGTTCCAATGATGAATTGAACAGAGATGTGAAAACACTTGGCCCCGAAAATTTCAAAAGAGAAATCCTTAGACTTTGTATATCTAAAGGAGAAATGACTTATTTCGAGGCCAAATTACAATTTCAACATAGCGTATTAGAATCGCAAGACTGGTATAATTCTCACATTATGGCTCGTGTTCATAAAAAGCATTTGACATTTTTGAAAAAAGGTTTATAATATGGTTATAGTCAAGGATGACGTTTTACCAGAAGAAACCTTTAAAAAATTACAACAAGGTATAGTTTACCACAATGATTGTGTAGTTCCTTGGTATCCATTGAGAGGAGCAGCTTACAGAGATGAATCTTCTGAGATAAGTAAATATGATCTTAGCTTTTCTCATCTAGTCTATACAAATGGACAACCAAATTCAAGTCTTTCTCCGTTCGTAGAAAGTTGTATAACAACAGCTTTATCTAATGTAAACGTAGAAATAAAAAGAATGATAAGAATAAGATTAGGTCTTATACCTTTATGTCCAATAAATTTTATACACGATCCTCATGTAGATATGCACATTTCACACAAAGTAGGTTTAATGTATCTTAACACAACTGATGGAGATACATTTTTGTATAATGAGAAATATGATCCAATAAAAGGAGAATCTTCTTATCGTTATTTGAAAGAAAATTTAAATGGTAAAGTAACAATAAAGCAAAGAATAACTCCAAAAGAAAACAGATTGTTGTGTTTTGATGGGTTATACTATCATTCTAGCAGTGCTCCTACTAATGTTTATGCTAGATTTGCTATTAATTTTAATTTTATATAGAGAAAGGAAAGTGAAGTATGCCTCATCCACACAAAAATAGACCACGTAAAGGTCGTCGTAAAATTGGATCTAACAAACGTAAAGCTCGTCGTATGAAGGGTCGTAAAAAGAAGTAATTAGATTGGAGTTATTATGAAATATTTGATATTTGTTTTATCATTGTTTTTTGGCACCTTGGATGTAGCTTATGCATCAAGTAAACACACAAAACATATAAATACCTATTCCACTGGGCATCATAACGCCTCGTGGTATAATGACCGAAGTGGACGGACAGCTTCGGGTATGAGAGCCACCTATGGTGTAGCTCATAGAACACTTCCATTTGGCACTAGGGTATTAATTACTAACCCTTCAAATGGAAGATCAGTAACAGCCGTCGTAACCGATAGAGGGCCATTCGTCAGAGGTAGAACACTCGACGTAAATCAAAACGTAGCTCATGCCCTTGGCTTCAAATCTCATGGAACAGCACGATTACATATGCAAGTGCAGTGACTTAGTCGGTTACGCATAAAAGAAAGGTAACTATATGAAGAAGATTATCCTAGCTGCAACGGCAGCTGCTGTAGTGTTTGCGATGAGCGAATCTGCAGAAGCAAGAGTTCGTCACAGCAAGAATACTCAGTATTCAACAAACTTAGAAGAAGACTATGCTAATCCATTCTCTGAACTTTTTGGTGGTACTACTTCCACAGGAGAAACTTGGCATGTCAGTCCACGTGTGACTTTCAAGTCAAAAAAGCAAGCACGTGATTACTATCAACACGAAGAAGAGCAGTATGGATTCGGTCATGCTTCAGGTTCGCTTGTAGCATACGGATACGATCTGCAGCGTAGAGGTTTCCGTGTATCTGAACATCCATCATTTGGTGGTGTTCATCATGTTCACGCCCATCATTCAGCACATTACTCTGGTAATGCGATTGATATAAATGTTGGTCGTGGAGTTGTGGAAGCCCATTCACAATACGCACATAGATTTGATCAACTGGCAACTGAAGCAAGAGCTGCTGGTTATACAGTTCTCTGGAGAGTGCCTGGTCATTACGACCATATTCATATCCAGAAATAATAATTTGGGAGGCAATGTCCGTGCCTCCCTTTTATATGATGAGAAAAATATGGAGAAAATATCTTTTGAATATATTAAAAGTTTATTTGACGAAACAGTGTGGGATATTGGATATCTCAGTAAAGAAAATTTACAAAGAGTTTCTCATTCTCCCATAAAAGAAATTTCTCACCCCTTTGGTGATAATTATACTAACAAATTACATTTATTATACCTATCTAATGCTTTAGTGTTCATAAGAGATGGTCATACTTGGGATTATACGCACTACGAACAAGTAGTAGATATTCTTAGAAAAAATAATGTTAAAAATTGGAAACCTATATATGTTAATTTCAAAGAAGCAGCAATAATATCAGGTCTAGGAGTAAGAGCTAAGAATTCTTTAATTTATAGTTATAAGTTTGGATTTGATTGTCACATAGCTGCTGTTAAGTTTGATGATGAAATTGTAGATCTTCCTACAAACAAAAGAATAAATTATAAGATATGGAATAGATGTATTGGGTGTGATGATTGTGCTAAAGCGTGCCCAGTTGGAGCGATTCAAAATAAAGGAGAACCTTTTTCTTGGTGGTTAAATTCAGACAAATGTGATGATTTCATAACCACAGGAGATCACGAAAGAATACCTTCTATTAAAACTTTCTGGCACAAGAACGTTTACCCTGAAATATCAAAACATATTATAGATCAAATGAAAGATGCTATTTCTTCTTTTAATATTTTCAGAAGTTTAGGTTTTAGTTCTTCTTTTCCTTTTAATAAAAATGGTTATTCATTTGATGGTCAAGTTGTGAAGAAACAAGGAAAAGCTGTAAATGTCCCATTCTGTAGAGAATGTACTTCTCAGCCAAGATGTAGTAAATGGAATGGAAAATATCCATATGATAGAATTTTTGATCAAGAAGAGATCTCTATAATAGATCTTGCTAAGGGAGAAAGAAATTGAGTCTAGATAAAGAAAAAGAAACAAACATTCCTTCATTAGAAGATCATCACTACCTGATGTTTAATAGTGATTTTAATGCTAGTTCTAGCGGCGATGCTATTTCTTTTATCATCGCCAGAAACTTAATACCAAAGAATCGTCCAAAGCAGATTAAGATGATAATAAATTCTCCAGGTGGAGAAGTTCCTTCTGCTTTCGCTTTAATTGATACAATGAAGGGTTCAAAGATACCTATATATACGTATGGATTGGGTGAGATTGCTTCTTGTGGATTGCTTACATTTATTGCCGGAGCGAAGGGGCATAGATATATAACAAGAAACACAGCAATTCTTTCTCATCAATTCTCTTGGGGTTCAATTGGCAAAGAGCATGAGTTGATGGCCCAAGTAAAAGAATTTAATAACACAAGTCAAAGAATAATTGAACACTATAAGCGTTGTACTGGTCAAACAGAAGCAAACATAAAGAAATATCTATTACCAGCAGAAGATGTCTGGTTAACACCAAAAGAAGCAATTAAATTTGGAATAGCTGACGAGATCGTTGATTTTTACTGAGGAGATATAAAATGACTATGATTAGATTAAATCCGGATGAAGTCTTTAATACAGATAGTTCGGAGTATGAGATTTTGGGAAATGCAGTACTAAAGATTAAAGATGTAGAGGGTGCTGTTCTTGAAATTGGTTCTCGACGTGGTGGATCTGCAAAGATTATAATTGATATGTTAGAACACAATGGTGATACCAATCGTTCTATGTTCTGTGTAGATCCATATGGTAACATTGACTTAGAAATCACAAACATCAATGCTTCTGTTCACTATCCTGGAAAGCATCAGGTAGAGGGTGATCCGATGTCTAAGGACGTCTCTTTCCCAACGAAGTTTGACTACACAAACACGATGAGAAATAGAGTTATTCCTTCTCTATATTATTATGCTTATTCCAAAGGTCTAAACTTTACGTTCTTCTGTCTGGAAGATACAGAGTTCTTCAAGAGATATCCAGACGGCGTTCCTGTTTATGACGAAGTTAAGAAGATCGAAGATAAGTTTGCATTTGTATTCTATGATGGTCCACATACGAATCAAGCAGTGATCGACGAACTTGAGTACTTCTTACCAAAGACTCCTGTCGGTGGAGCGTATGTTTTTGATGACATATGGATGTACGATCATGATATGATTGAAAGAGATTATCTGTTTAAGAATGGTTTTGAGATTTTAGAAAAGCAAAAGATCAAGGCTTCTTATGTTAAGCAAAGATAAAGAGACAGCGTTAGAAGTTGTGGCCACAATTGTTTTGATTGTAGGAGTGGCTTTGACTTCTTTTAATGTTTATCCAATGAACATCTATATCAGCCTTGTTGGTAATTCTCTTTGGTTGGTGTTGGGATTGTGTTGGAAAAAATGGTCTCTCATCATAATACAGATTGTTGTTACGATAATTTATGTTGTCGGGATGGCAAAATACTTTTTAGCTTGACAATAATCTGTATATATTGTATAATATATATGCATATAAATGGAGGTAATAATGTTTAAGAGTGATCTTGAGGTTATGGTAGAGAATGATATGGCTTCGAAGGGATATGATCCCAATTTAATCACATCAATTAGAAAATATTGGGAGGAATACTTCAATGGGAATTGAGATCTATTCAAAGGATGGTTGTCCTAACTGCGTAAAGGCAAAACAACTATTAAACACGCATGGTAAAGAATTCTTTGAATATAAGTTGAACGAAGACTTCACAAGAGAGATTCTCTTATCAAAGTTTCCAGAAGCAAAGACATTTCCTGTTATTGTGATTGATGGTATGAATATTGGTGGTTATGATCATCTTTTCAAGTATATTACTGAAGAGAGAATGGATAATCGCAAACTTCTAGTCGAAGATTATTTTGGAGCATAAAATGGCTTACGAACGTGATGTTTTACTGAACGATCTTAAAGAGAGTGTATGTGAAGTTTTCTTTACGAAAGTTAATGGAGAAAAGCGTACTATGCGTTGTTCTCTTCGACCCGATGTTCTTCCGGAATCTTATAGCATTTCAGAATCACCAAAAGTAAAAGAGTTCCATAACAGCAATCCAGATGTTCTTGCAGTTTGGGATGTTCAGAATAATGGCTGGAGATCTTTTCATATCAGTGCAGTAGAGTATGTTCAGGTAGTAGATACTTACTGATGATAGTTGGAATTACATTTGGAGCATTTGACCTGTTACATGCTGGTCATATTTCGATGCTCGCTGAAGCAAAACAAAACTGTGACTGGCTTATTGTAGGGCTGCATACCGATCCAACAATAGACAGACCTTACTCAAAGAATAAGCCAGTACAGTCTACGTTTGAGAGATATGTTCAACTTTCTGCTATTAGACATGTAGATAATATTATTCCATATGATACTGAACAAGATTTAGTAAATATGTTATCTACACTATGTGTGCAAAAAAGGTTCATAGGTGCTGATTATTCTGATAAAAATAAAGAAATAACTGGACTTAATATCTGTAGAGTAAGAGACATACAAATAGTATTTCTTGAAAGATACCATAATTTTTCATCATCAGAATTGAGAGAAAGATGCAAAAAGCAGTCTTCTTAGACAGAGATGGAGTATTAAATCCTCTGATTCAACGTGAAGATGGCAGATTAACTTCTCCTTGGCGTTTGTCTGAATATGAAGTTTTCCCTTACGTAAAAGATTGTATTAAACGTATTAAAGATATGGGATTTAGAGCTTTAGTTGTTACCAATCAACCTGGTATCAATGATGGCGATATGATAATGGGAGATCTTTGGGAAATATGCATTCATCTTCAAGAAAACATTGGTATTGATCATGTTATGTTTGCTTTGAATAAAAAATCTAACCAATATAAACCAAACCCTGGAATGTTCCAAACATTAATGAATATATATGATGTTGACGCTGATAGTAGTTATTTGATTGGAGATAGATGGAAAGATATTGTTCCTGCCAATAAATGTTCTATCAAAACTATATTAGTAAATAGTGATAGTTACAAATATGAACCACCAGAAGAATATAAACATATAGTACCAGATTATAATGCAAATGATTTGGTTGAAGCAGTTAATATAATCGAAATGGAGTTGAAGAATGGCGTTCGTTGAGGAAAATGAAATCTCTGCTAAGTCGCAGGGTGGTACTGAAATAACAAAGAGAAGTATTGGTAAGAAAGTCTCTCCTGAATTGGCAGAAGATTTTCAAATCATTCCTTCTCGTATTCGTGATCTCCAAGAAGACAAGATCCGTGTTTACTGGGCGCATGATCTAGCACAAGATCCAGAGTGTGCTCATTTTAAAGAAGAGCACAGCAGAAACCGTTTTCATAAGATGGTTTTCTCTTCTAATTGGCAACTTCAGGATTGGTGTTTACGATTAGGTATTCCATTTAACTCTAAACTTCAAGTTATTGAAACTCCAATCGAACCATTTGAGAAAGTAGAAAAAGCAAAAGATAAAGTAAATCTTATCTATTTTTCTACTCCACACCGTGGATTGGAATTACTATATCCAGTTGTTGATGCTCTTAGCAAGAAATACAATAATATTCATCTACATGTATTTTCTTCATTCAAGATTTATGGTTGGTCTGACGCCGATAAGCACTTTGAGCCTCTTTACGAGCAGATTACCAATCATCCAAACATGACTTATCATGGGTTTTCTCCTCAAGAAAAACTTAGAGAACATTTATTGGCCTCTCATATTCTTGCTTACCCATGTATCTGGCAAGAAACATCATGTCGTGTTTTGATGGAATCAATGTCAGCTGGATTACTTTGCGTAAATCCTAATCTTGCTGCTCTTCCAGATACAGCTGGTGGAATGACTTTCATGTATCAGTGGGATCAAGATAATGCTAAACATGCTGAAGTGTTTTACAAATATCTTGATAAAGCAATTCAAGAAGTAAATAATCCGGATATTCAGAATTATTTGAAGTTTGCCAAAGCATATGCTGATACTAGATTCAATCTTGATAGGATTAGCTCACAGTGGGAGTCTTTAATGGTAGAGTTGAAAGAACAATATCCTACTGTTGAATCTAGAAAAATGCCAACAGAGATGTTTACGTATAGAACATGATAGTAACAAAAACACCACTCAGGATCTCCTTCTTTGGAGGAGGTTCTGACATTCCTCAGTTCTACGAAGAGAACGAAGGAATGGTAGTATCTACAGCAATTAATAGTTATATCTATTTGGCTGTTAATCGCTGTGTTGCCAATCATATTAGAGTAATCTATTCTGTATTAGAACAGACAGATAATCTCGATGACGTTAAACACGATAGAGTCAGAGAGACTCTGAAACACTTCGAATTTCCATCAAATATTGAGATTGCATCCTTTTCTGATGTTCCTGTTAAGGGAACTGGATTGGGTTCATCATCTACATTTACGGTAGGTTTAATCAACGCTATCTATAGAATAGTTCATAATAAGAATATAGATCATAAAGAATTAGCAGAACTTGCTTCTTATATTGAGATTATTCGTTGTTCAGAACCAATCGGAAAGCAAGATCAATACGCTGCAGCTTATGGTGGATTTAACACTATATACTTTCATGGTAATGAGACAAGAGTAAAACCAGTTGACATTGATGCCAGCGCCATGTATGAATTAGATAATAATCTACTAGCATTTAATACTGGAATTAACAGACAAGCATCTTCAGTATTATCAAAACAGGTAGAAAATCTAAAAAATAATGTAAATGTAGAGCAGACTAAAGCTATGGTAGAGCTAGCAAGGACTTCTCTTAAACTCCTACAGAAGAAGAGAATTGACGATTTTGGTAATCTTCTTGATCAAAGTTGGCAGATAAAGAAACAACTTTCTGATAATGTTACAAATCCTGTAATCGATGAGATGTATGACAGAGCCATGAAGGGTGGCGCTCTGGGTGGTAAGATATTAGGAGCAGGCGGCGGCGGTTATCTGTTGGTCTACGTTCCAGATAAATGTAAAAACAGAGTACTGGAATCAATGAAAAACTATCAGAGATTTAAATTTAGATTTGCGAAAAATGGATCTACGTTGGAGCTTGTGTGATGCTTAAAGAATATCAACAGATGATTAATGATGCCTTGAATACTGTCGACGAAGTTGAATTGACAAAGGTTATGAACGTATTAACTTACTGCGCAATTCACAGACACCCAATACTTACTATCGGTAATGGTGGTTCTGCTGCTATCGCTGACCATTGGTCTTGCGATCACACTAAAGGTGTTGGCGAAGATACAGACTTCACACCTAACACAAGAAATCTTGGTTGTAATATGTCACTTATGACTGCGATTGCCAATGACTTTAGTTATGATGAAGTTTTCTCAAAACAAATTAAATATGCACAAGACGATTATGCTGTCGTTCTTGCTATATCATCTTCAGGCAATTCTCCTAATATAATTAAAGGTCTGAAGCAAGCAAAAGAAGAGAACTTTGGTACTATCGCATTTGTTGGTTTCGGTGGTGGAGCTGTTGTAAAGGAAAATCTTGCTGACCAAATTATACATGTCAAATGCGATAATTATGGAGTCGTGGAGGATTGTCACCAGATTCTTATGCATGTTCTTGCGCAAAATATTCGTAAGATGTATGCCAATAAACCTTGTTCTTCTCTTAAATTATAAATAGATTGACAATTCCCATAATGTAGGGTATAATAAAATTATGACTAGTAATAACGTAATTGTTTTCCCCAGAGAAAATAAAAACATACAAAAGATGATTTCTATCGACGAGATAAACCATAACGTCGAACAGATGAATCTATATCACATTCAAGAAACTATTACTAATCTTATTCCTTTAATCTTTACTCAATTAGAAATTGCAGGATTTTATCCTGACGAAGAAGATTTAGAGGATGATGTTATGGATGGAGCTTTTCTGGTAGAATCTATACGTTCTATGCTATGTAAACATTACGGAATATATCATCCTTTCCAGAGATTGTGCGATGAAGTATTCCAAGATGATGAAAACGAAGAAGGTGCCCTTAGAATAGCAGACGAGGTGCACGTTGATCTTAGGGAAGATGTAAGCGAGGAATAAAGTGATTATCGTTGATTTGAATCAGGTGATGTTATCTAATTTGATGATGCAACTTGGGAATCATCTAAATGCCCAAGTAGAAGAAGGAATGGTAAGGCATATGGTGCTTAATGCCATTCGTTCATACAAACAAAAGTTTGGCTCAGAATATGGTGAGATTGTCATTGCATGCGACAACACCAATTACTGGCGCAAACAGTTATTTCCATATTATAAAGCAAATCGTAAAAAAGCCATTGCAGAGTCAGAACTCAACTGGAAAGAAATCTTTGAGTGCATGAACAAAATTCGTGCCGAACTCAAGGAGTTTTTCCCATACAGGGTCATTGATGTTGAATCAGCCGAGGCAGATGATATTATTGCCAGCTTAGTGTCTGAATTCGGCCAAGAACTAAATACTGGCATGAAGATTCTAATTCTCTCAGGGGACAAAGATTTTATTCAGTTGCATAAGCACGCTAATGTTAGTCAATATGATCCTACTCGAAAGAAGTGGATCAAACATGACAACCCAGACCGTTTCTTACTCGAGCACATTATGAAGGGCGATACTAGCGATGGAGTTCCAAATGTTCTATCTGACGATAATTGCTTTGTTGTTGGAACTAGACAGAAGCCACTTACTGCTAAAAGAATGGAACAATTATTGAACAGTATTCCAGGAAAAGATTATGATGAAAAGACTTATCGTAATTTCTGCCGTAATAGACAGCTTATAGATCTTCAATATACTCCAAATGAAATTAAAGAGAAAGTATTAACCCAGTATAATGAACAAACTGGGCGTGACCGTAGTAAATTAATGAATTATTTTATAGCAAATAAATTGAAAAACTTAGCTGAATATATCAGTGAATTTTAAGGAGAATGAAATGCAAATCGGTTTGTATGAATTTTTAGAAAAAGTAACTAAGTTAAAAAAGACACAAGATAAGATTAACGCTATCAGACATAATGATAGCCTACCTTTACGTATTATCCTTCAAGGAGCGTTTGATCCTAAAGTTGAATGGCTTCTACCTCCAGGAACTCCTCCTTATAAACCAAACGAATTAGTTGACCAACAGCACGTTCTTATCAAAGACTGTGAAAAGCTACGTTATTTTATCAAAGGGTTTCATGACAATCTTCCTCAATCTAAGAGGGAAGTTATGTTCATTGAGTTACTCGAAAGAGTAGATCCTAATGACGCTAAACTTCTTTGTGCCATTAAGGATAAGAAGATGCCATTTAATGGTATTACGCTTCAACATGTAAAAGAAGGACTTCCGGGGTTAATTGTAGAATGAGCAAAATGTCAATTAAGAAATTTCGTAAAAATGATTATTCACACGAAGAAGACGAATATCGTCATGCTCCAAGTGAATACTTAAAAAAGAGAAAAGAAAAAAGAGTTGAGCATGCTCTTCGTACCAAAAACATCGATGAGTTGCTCGAAGCAGAAGATGATTATGATTATGATATCGAAGATAATAACTGGAAATATTGATGCCTACTTATAAGTTTTTAAACAATGATACTGGCGAAGAGTATGAGGAGTTCATGACGATCTCCGCACTTGATGTGTATTTGGAAGAAAATCCAAATGTAACTCAACTAGTACATGGTGCTCCAATGATTTCTTCTGGCAGGGGTATGACAAAACCAGATGAAGGTTTTCGTGACTTGCTTAAACAAATGAAGAAGAATGCAAATAGAGGTATCAAGAGGAGCACTATCAACACTTTTTAAGAGGAATAATGGACGAAGAATCAAGAACAAGAAGATTAACTCGTAGAGAGAAAAGACTTCTTCGACAAGGAAACCAACAAAAAGAGAACTTTCAAGAAAAGGTAAATTTTAAACTTAAACATATTGAACCATTAACTAATAACCAAAAACTTACATTTCAGGCATACAATCAAGGTCTTCATTTGATGCTCCTTGGATCTGCTGGATCTGGTAAGACTTTTTTATCTACATATCTTGCTCTCAAAGAAGTTCTGAATGGCTCTGAAGAATACAAGAAAATATATATTTGTAGATCTGCTGAACCTTCAAAGAATGTTGGGTTTCTTCCAGGAAACCTCAAAGAAAAAACTAAAGTATATGAAGCTCCTTACCAAGCTATATTTACTGAGTTGTTTGGAAGGGGAGATGCATACGAATACATGAAGAATAAGAACATAGTAGAGTTTATTTCTACTTCTTATATTCGTGGTATCACTCTCGAGAACTGTATTGTTATCGTAGACGAAACACAGAATTTAATTTGGAATGAGGCATACGCCACTGCAACTCGTATTGGTAAAAACTGCAGAATTATATTCTGTGGTGATTATCGTCAGAGTGATATTAGAAATACTTATAGAGAAGACAATAGAAAAGAAGATATTCTTAAATTCATTGAAGTTATTAAAAGAATGAAATCATTTGCCATGGTTGAATTTACTCATGATGAT